CCGCCGAGAGGATGGCCTCGGAGCGGGTGCGTTCGGCGGCGAGGCCGTCAGCGGGGGTGTTGGGGTTTTCCATGATGGTGATATTTCGGGATTGGTTGAGGGGGGAGGGTTCGGACTTCTTTTCGGCATCGGGCTTTTCGGCCTCCTGCTCTTTGGCGGGTTCAACGGCCTCGTCCACTGCCGTCTCACCAGCCTCCGTGTGCTTGACGCGCTTGGACTCGTCGTCGGACTTGTCCTTGTCTTCGTCTTCGGTTTCCAATGAACGTCCCACGCCTACGGAGGTGTCGGCGGGCACGCTTACGATGCTGATCTCAAACGGTTCCCACTTGGTCGCCTCATAGACGTCCAAGCCGTCACGGCTTTCCTTCAGCTTGATGTCCTTGATACGATAACCGACGGAGACGTTGCGCAGGATACCATCCTGCACGTCCTGCCACACAGTCTCTGCTTCAACGGAACGACTGAACCGGACAACCGCCCGGCCCTTTCCGTCAGCATCGATGCGGGCGTTTTCGACTACGCCGATGACCTTGCCAAGGTCGTGATTGAAAAGGAGAGGAGCCCCGTCGTTGAGACGGGACAGGTTGCAAGCACCGGGCTGGTGGCTGAGTTGTTCAGCAGCACCAGCCCAGCGTTCAAGCTCGACGTCGGAGGAGAACGCGAGCTCGATGGTGCGCTTCTCAGCGTCAACAGGGCCGTCCAGGCGGAAGGCCCGCTGGTGCGTCTTGCTGGTGAACTTGCGAACCGTGTTCATTTGTGCCGTGTATTTTATCCGTTAGCCGGGGCAAATCTTGTGCGTTTACTTCGCACCGTCCTCTGCCTTCGCCTCGGGCTTTGCCTGAGGCTGGGTCATAGGAGATCCAGCGGTCGGCTCGGGCACGACGCCCAGCTTGTCCATCTCGTCGTCCTCGCGGCTGATCTCCTGCCAGGTGTCCTCGGCATCGCCACCCATCTCGCGGATGATGGCGGTGCGGGAGCGCAGCTTGAGGGCCAGCAGTTTCTCGGCGGCGGCGACGTCGGCGGACGGGTCAATCCAAGCCCAGCGACGGCCTTGGAAGGAGACGGCCTTGTATTTCTCCAGACGCTCCAGCTTGAGGGGCTTGCCGTAGACCGTCACCTTGTCGGCGAGCAGGGCATACTCCAGCCACTTCTCATAGACCGGGACGCAGAAGGCGGAAATCATCCACTGCTGGACGCCCTTCCAGACCTCACGCTCGTCGAGCGCACCCTGTCGGATGGAGGAGAAGTTCACGCCCGTCAGGTCGCTGGCGAGGTTGTTGTAGGACACGCCGAGGCCCGAGGAGATCGAGCGAAGGCAGGACTTCACGAAGGGGTCGAACTCGCCGTTCGGGAAGGCCGGGTCCCAAGCCACGAACTCCTTGTTGCCGATGTTGCCGAAGGTGCCCGGCTCGGCGTCCATGATCTCCTCGGCGTCATCGGGGTCGGCGTCCGGGTCACGGAAGAAGCCCATCTTGGATGCGGCGATGCGGGCGTTCGTCACGGCGGCATCTTCGAAGCCCTGGAGCATCTTCATCCGCCAGAGGGCGGTGCGGGTCTGGGGCATGCCACGCTTCTGGCCCACCAGCTCGGGGACGAAGGCGTGGACCACGTTCTCGGCAGGGATGACCTCGTAGGTGCCACCGAAGCCGATGGTGTAGCCAATCTGCATCTCGTCCTGCTTACGCACCCAGTAGGCCACCGGGCGACCCTGCGGGGTCATCTCGATGCCGTGGCGGATGTGGTTGCCGTTGGAAAGTTTCTCGAAGTGCATCGGATGCAGGAGCATCGGGTCGATGAACTGCACCGCAAAGCCGTAAGGACCAGCCTCCTTGCCATAACGGAAGACGGCGAGGAACTCTCCGTCCTGAGCCCAGGAGCCAGAGGCCAGACGCTCGGCATCGGCACGAGACATGGAGCCGGAGACTTCGAAGTTCCCCTTGCGGCTCCAGACCTCATAGGCCTCCTCGATGGCCTTGGAGGCGAGGAGATCAGTCTTGCCGTTCGGGTCCTTGACCTGGGCGTTGAGCATGAAGCCCGTCGGCCCTGCCACGTTCTCGCGCACGAGCTGGATGAACTTGCGGGCGTGGTCGTTGTTCTGGCACTGCTCACGGCTGCGGGCCACAAGACGCAGATGGTCCTGGAAGATGATGGCGTCCGGCGTGGTCGGGAAATTCTGCCAGTTGCCTTCCGTCCGCCCGGCGGCGGCGGCTTGCAGTAGCGAACGCGACGCACCGCCCACCTTGATGTTGGGGGCGGATTTGCCGGGTTTGGCGGGGGCAACGGCCTCCCGCTTGAAGAAATCAAAGAGGCCCATCAGAAGCGGAAGCGGATGTCAGGACCGAGGGGGGAGTCGCCACGGCCTTTGCGGCGTTCCTTGGCGAGGCGGTTCCTCCAGAAGGTCAGGAGTTTAAGGAGTTCCTCAATGCCGTAGCGTTCCAGCTCGCGGTTGTTGATCTTGTAGGAACGGACGCCAGCGGTGGCGTTGCCAGCCATCATGGCCTCAATCATCTCGACCATGCGCTCGGCATCGGTGCGGGAGTCCTCCGGCAGATTGGACAGGGAAGGCTTAACCTCAAGGCGGTCACGGACGAGCGTCCACTTGTTGCCCTCGGCATCCTGTGCCTGGACGTCGAACCAATACAGGCCAGCGGGCCAGCCCTCCGTTTGCACGGCGGCTTTCCAGACGTTCCCCGCTTGGGTGAGGGTTGCGGTATGCGAAGACGGTCCTGCGAAGCGGATAGAAACGCTTTGGGCGGGCGTCTGATACTCGGCCCGGAATGTCTCGCCTGAGATTAGGTGCGCCATTGGTTGATGAATGAGCCACGACGGACCCGCCGAGGCTTAGGTTTGTTCGGGCCATTCTCTCCGATAGGGGGCTCGGGGTCTTGTGCGGTTGCTTCGCTGGTGTTGATGACCACCGGCTTCTGGACCACGGGGGCGGGGGACTGCTCGGCCTTCTCCTGCCGGATGCGGAAAGCGATCTTGTCCATCTGAGGGGGGGACATGACGAAGGCGGCGAAGGCGTAGACTCGGCAGTCCAGGGCTTCGTTCCGTCGCCCGTCCTGCTTGTGCCACTCCCGCTTGGGGAACCCCTTCACGTATTTGGTCACCATCTTCTCGGCGGTGAGCTGGCGGAAGTAGTCGATGTCGCGGCCCTCGGGGAAGTGGCAGTAGCCCGGCCCCGGCTCGGCGATGCGGAGACGCTTGACCACCACGCTCTTGGCTTGGTCAACGCCCACCGGGTAGAGGTCGATTTTCTTCTGCTTACGGCCCGACCGCTTGCGGTTCGGTGCGCCGACGATGGGGAGGTTCTCCCCGGAGAAGCCCTTGATGCCGAAGATGCGTTGGCCCTTGTGGGCTTTGACGTAGTCGTAGACCGCTTGCGTGTTGGAGCCGCCAGTGTCGATGCACGTCATGGAGACGGGCAGGGTCAGGCCGCTCTCGTGCTTCCACGCCTTGCGGACGTAGTCGGTGAACATGGACCACGGGGAGCCGGGCTGGCCCTCGGGGATGTCTGGATCTCCGTGGAACACTTGGTAGTCGATGGACCAAGACTCCTCGCCCGAACCCCAGCCGACCAACTCCGCTTCGATGCGGTCCGGCTGCGTGTCGGCCCCGATGGTCAGGTAGAGCGCACGGGCCGGGACCTCCGCCGCATAACGCTCGCGGCGAGCCAGCAGCTCGTTCTCGTCCAGGATCTCGCCGCCCGCATCCCACGTCTCGCCGAGGGCCGTGTTAATCCAGACTTGGAGACGCTCGGGGAACGGCTTCGAAACAAGGAACTCTGCCACCGTCTCCTTGAGCCGACGCCACGGGGAGTAGAGCTCGTTGAGGTGGAAGCCCGCCTTGCCCTTGAACGGGGCCGAGGCAATCCAGCCCCCGCCCTGGGACTCCGCCCGGCGGACCGCCACGTCCTTCTGGACGTCGGTGTAGGGGGCCGAGCAGGACGGGCAGACAAAGTGAGCGTTCTCCGGCTCGTCCTTCGGCCAGACCACGTTCCCCCAGCGGAGCACGTGGGGATGCTGGCAGTGGGGGCAGAGGATGTGGAAGTGACGTTGGTCAGTTTCGTTGAACGCCATCTCCACACGGGAGAAGCCCTTGACCGTGGGCGTCGAGGTGATGACGACCTTGCGGTTGTGGAAGGTCGTGGTGCGTTTGACCGCCAGCGAGAGCGGGTCGCCTTCCGTTCCTGCGCTCGCCGGGTAGCGGTCAATCTCGTCAGCCAGGACGATGCGGATGGGGCGGGAGGCCAGCGAGGCCGGAGCGTTCGCCCCTGCCATCGTGATGTGACCGCCGGGGAATGTCTTGTGTCGGACGGTGTTGCCGGAGTCGCGGGCCTTCGGGTCGGCCACCTTGCCCGATAGGCATCGGGTGTCCCGGAGCATCGGGGCCAAGCGGTCCTTGGACCACGCCTCGCTCATCTCGATGGTCGGCTGGAGCACGAGCACGGGGGCAGGGTCTTGGTCGATGAAGTAGCCGACCGTGTTGTTGATGATCTCCGTCTTGCCGACCTGAGCCGACGACATCACCACCACCTCGGCCACAAGCGGGTCGGTGATGGAGTCCATGATGCCCCGCTGATAGGACGCTCGCGAGGTGTCCCAGCGTCCCGCTTCGGCGGACGCTTCGCTCGACAACTGCCGGAAGGCGTCAGCCCATTGGCTCACCGTCAGCTTCGGCGGGGGCTTCCACCGTTGGCTGATGGTCCTGAACAGTCTGCTCAGTGAAGCGGCTTGGGTCGTAGTGGGTGAGTTCATTTAGTGCTTCAATGATTGGCTCCTCGATGGTCGCCTCGATCTCCGCAAGTTCGGTCAGGCCTTTGACCTTGCCCGCAGCCTTTCGAGGAACGCCGAGGAGCTTGGCTCGGCAGGACGAGATCATGTCCTCCGTCACCTTGCGCACCGCATCCGCATCGTGGAGACGACCACGCAAGAGCGAGGCCTCCAGCTCGGCGGCGTCGGCCTTCGCCTTGTAGAGGCGGGCACGGTGTTTCTGGTAGTCCTCCCCGGTGACGACCTCGACGCCGTCCGTCGTCGCGAGGCCAGAGCCAGGGCGGGAGATGTTCCGGCTCTGCAAGAAGGCCACGTAGCCCTTGATGCTGGCCCATAGGTCGTAGCGTCCACGCTCGCCCTTCACGACCACGCCCTGCTTGGCGAGCTGCTGGATGCGGACCTCGGTGAGGTTTAGCAGCCGAGCCAGCGTGCCGACGGGGACCGACGGTGTGGCGGCGTCGGACATCAGGCCTGGAGGACGTCGAGTTCGTGGATGACAAGACCGAGCGAAGTGGCGACGGCGAGCTCGACGGCGACGCCCTTCGACTTCTCCCAGCCCGGAAGGAGCGCGACCATGTCCGCTTGCAGGAGCATCTCGATGTCCTTCCGCATGTAGTCCTCACGGGGGCGGGACGTGTCGCCGTCAAATGACTCGGCGGGGTTAAGCACGAAGTAGCCCATGCCCCTCAGCCGTTTGGCGGCGGCATGGAACGCCGGGTAGTTGAACGCCTTCAGCCCTGTCATCGGGCCGGAGAGGTAGAGGGTAATCTGTCGGTTAACCATTGGGAATGGAGGCTTCGGTCTGGTGCTCTTCAAGGTCGCCGAGTTCGACGGCCCCGCACTTCTCGGTCGCACGCTTTGGATCTCCCTTCACGAACACGAGGATGTTCTGATGCGTCCGCCCGAGCTTGCGGCTGAGCGTGAACTGTCGGCCCACGCGGATTGCCAGCGAGCCGACCGAGGTGACGAGGATGCCTTCGTTGTAGAAGCGGAGCCCTGCCTTCTCGAACGCCTTGATGGTGTCCGGCACGAAGCCGTGGAAGTTGCCGTCGTCGTTGCGCACCTCGCCCACGATGAAGCAAGCGAAGGCGTCCTCGTTGAGGAGCGAGCAAGCCTTGGCGATGATCTCCTCGTATGCCTGGAGGAACTCCGGGTAGTCCATCGTCGAGAGGTCCTTGGGGTCATCGCTGTATCGCTCAAGGTCGGCGTATGGCGGGCAGGAGAAGATGAAGTCGAACGAACCCTCCAGCGTAGGCAGGACCGCCCGGCTGTCGCCGCAGTGCCAGACGGGATGGTAGGACTCGCAGAGCATCTCGCCCTGCTTGCGGTTGGCCTCCACCTGTTCCGCACGGAGATCCACGCCGACGTAGTTGCGGCCCATGCGGGAAGCGACCACGCCACGCACCGAGCCCCCGGCGAACGGGTCGAGGATGTCACCATGCTCCGGGCAGAACCACGCATAGCAGAGCTCCGTCAGCACCGGGTCGAAGATGGACGTCCCGCCCTGCTTGATTGCCTCGGGGTGGGCGGCGGCGAACTCCGACCACTCGCTCTTGCGTCCGAGTTTCTCGTCGTAGGCGTTCTTGAGTTGGTAGGTCCCCACGGGCTGGGCCGACACGTCGAACACCAGCGAGTCATCACGCCCCACCTCGGAGGCGATGCCGAGCGTTAGCCAGGACTGCTTGCGCTCCTGCCACTTCCCCTCGCGAGCGTTGAGCACCGAGAAGGGCGGGAAGCCGAACCGCTCGCTGAGCGCACCCGACTCCGAAGTAGCGACACCCTCAAGGCCGTCACCGAGGAAGGCCTCCAGCTCGTCAGCGTCGAAGCCGAGGAGCGAAGTGTCGAAGCCCGCTTCGTCGAGCGACTGGATCTCCACCTTGAGCAGCTCCTCGTCCCACCCGGCGTTCAAGGCGAGGCGGTTGTCGGCGAGGACGTAGGCCTTCACCTGGTTGGGAGTCAGATGCTCCAAGCGGATGCACGGCACTTCCGTCAGGCCGAGCTTGCGAGCCGCCATGACGCGACCGTGCCCGGCGATGATGGTCCCGTCCGCCGTCACCAGCACGGGATTGGTGAACCCGAACTCGCGGATGGACGCAGAGATCTGGGCCACCTGTTCGTCCGAGTGGGTGCGGGCGTTGTTGGCGTAGGGGACCAAGCGGTCCAGCGGGAGGTGTTCGATTTGAGTCTGGTTCATGTGGGACAAAACAAAGGGCGGATTTTTCGTCTGTGCCTAGCAAAGCAACGAGGCCTTTTTGTCCACC